TGGAGGGGAGGGCAGCGACAAGAAGCAAACTCTCCAATGCCAACACTTCTTGCTGGTTCAGCCCATAAACACGTTCCATCATTTCGAACGATTTGTGGGTGACCAATTGGGTTGTGCGTGATTCGGGTAGGCGGAATTTCCAAAGCTCCGCGGGGATCTTCATTCGCACATCTTCGGTTTTACGCATTACCGACAAGCAATAGGCACGTAGTACGGGAACCGCTGGATTTGCGATTAAAGTCGCCCAGGCTACGCCTTTCCCCCAAGCTAGGGCATCGACCGTCGGTTGGCGTTGCCAACCGATCTTGTACAGGCAACGACCGAGTTGCTTCCCCCACCTAATCGTGTGAACCCAACCCCCGTCACGTGGGACGGCACACGGGTACGGACGATTGCCTAGGAAAACGCACTGGTAGATGTCCGACGAAGACGTCAGTTTGTTTGTGAAGCCCCCTTCTTCGGCGAACGTTTGCATGCGAGAAGGAGCGGAGCCTTTGAAGTGGTGTCTCCAGCTGCTTGGGATGGCGCCCATGAGATCGTCGCCTACTATGCCGCACTTAAACTGTTCAGTGACTTCGCGCACCTTTTCCAGGGGTTTGAGCATCAATTCTTGGATGCTACAGTCGAGGATCATAACGATGAGCCCGAGTGCCGTAAGCACTCCATTGATGAGGGCGTTGTTCACTGCCGTATCATCGCGACCGGAAGCGTTGGCAGCACTGGTCTTAAACTTGTGCCCTTTGACATCGCCATGAATTTTGGCCATCGCCTTCCATAGTGCGTGGATCAAACCCTTCTTCGGAAACCCCATGGTGGTGTAGACATACTCGATGAATTCGAAACAGTCATCGGAATAGGACGAATCCATTTTTGAGTAGTCAGACATGATGTAGTGGTGGCCTCCTTGCGCGGTGCCTCTGAACAAGGTGTTGTACTCTTCGAGGTTGCGTGCGTCCGCGGTTGTGGGGAGGAGGGGGGTCGATGTTGGATCCAATCTTGCGCGATCCGTGGTGGTCAACACAATCGGCGTGGCTGCCTTGAAGGTGGCGCCCGGCGCGATAACGCTTACTTGGTCGACGTGGGATGGCGTGAGGCAAGGGTCATACGTGGCTCCCTCGAACTCCCACATACTCGCGAGGAAAGCATCATTCGCCTCGGGGGAACGGCTAGCATAGTATATGCAGTCGCTGAACATGACCTTTATAGCCCCGGTCATGGGACGCATGTACTCACCCATCACAATATGATTGTAATCGTCAGGGGTGCATATGCTACGGGGGGTGGCAGGCGCGGGATCTGACCGCTCGTTAGGGCAATAGCCATTGTGGGCGAGTTCTCTCTTGAGAAAGACTTTGAATTCCTTGAGCTTTTTGAAATTCATACCTTTCCCGTCAGCGAATTTCTTTTTCGCGTGCCGGAAAGCTTGTTGCCT